CCGTCATTGATCGCGTGCTGCAACTGCACTGGCGTGGCGCGGGCCACGTCCTCCTCGGTCCACTGCCGCGGCGCGCTGGGCGAGCCGGTGAACTGGCCGGGACTGGACTGCGGCACGCTCGGCTGCGGCTTCTGCGGCGCGGGCGGCTCGGCAGGCGCGAGTTTGTACTTCGGCTGCTGCTCGACCGCCGCGGTGATCGCCTCGGTGACCTGCTGCCCGAAGTCCTGCGCGGACGGGTCCAGGTTCGCGATGGCGTTCGTGAACGTGCGCGAGTCAAGCAGCGCGTTCCCGTCGGCGCCGAGCGTCCCCGCGGCGCGGAACACGGCAAGCTCGACAGCGGCCTGCCGGGCGCGGCCGCGTTCGGCGCCGATCTCGGCCTGCGAGGTTTCGAGCTGCTTCGCGAGTTCCTCGGCGGTCGGCGGCTCGTCCTTGACGAGGCCGAGCGCCTTGCCGAGGGCGACCCGCTGGGCTTCCTGCTCGGTACGGAACTTCTCCAGGGCGTCGGCGGTTTCCTTCGCCCGGACGCGGCTGGAGGCGTTCTCGTCGCGGAGCTTCTTGATCTCCTTCTGCGCCCACGACGGGAGTTCGTCAGCAGTCCCGGCCGGGGGCTGCTGCTCTGGCTCCTGCTGCCGCTGCTGCGCGGGCGGTTCGGGCTGTGCCGGCGGTGCGGCAGGCTCGGGGGCCTGCTGCTGCGCGGGCGGTTCGGTCGTGGCCGTCTGCGCGCCTGGCGCTTCTGTAGCCTGTTCGGTCAACTTGCCCTCCTGGGGCTTCGTACTGAGCCCGGCACCTGGCCGGGCGTGGAACAACCCGCCGCAACGGACGGGTGGTCTATGGTTCGGCTATGACCGAACGGCGTCTTACCTTCGAAGAAATCGCGCGTCTGGCAAGTGAGGACCCTGACGATCGCGCCATCCGCGAGGCGCACGGGTTCAGTTACGTGGACGACTTTGAGGACCGCTCGCTGCTGTGCCGCAACGGCTGCGGTGCAAGCTACTTCGATATCGCGGTTGGCAAGATCCGTGAGTGTTCTGCGGCATCGTCCGGGGATAAGTTCCCCTTCGGCCGCGAGGGCAGCCCTATCGGCGATCCGATCAACCCGTTCTCAGCGCGCGCCCTGTTCGCGCGCGGGCACTGGGCGGAGGCAGCGTCGACTAGCGAGCCCCAAACGGACGCTCCCGCCGCTGGACGCTGACCTTCATCATCCGGACGCCGTGCCGCTGCCGGTGGACCGCTGACGCCGCTCGCGCTGTGGCGAGGTCCCTGCGTGCCTTCCCGCGCGCCTGCGGCGTCACCGCGGCGTGATACCGGCGTCCCGCCTCGCGGACCTTGCGTTCAAGCGCCCGCTGCTGCTGGCTGGCCTTGTACGCCGCGGCGGCCTGCTCGAGGTCGACCGGGTTGGTCACGTCCATGGCGCCCATGCCCTCGCCGGTCCACGAGCACCGGCAGTTCGGGTGCCTGAATCCTGCCGCCTTGGCCTCGGCGAGCGTCGGGTACCCGGGTGTCGCGCCGGTGAGCGACAGGCTGCGCCCGAGCCACGGGACGCACAGCGGGCATGATCCCTCGGTGCTGTGCGTGTAGGTGAAGATCAGGTCGAGGCCGGAGCGGGTCATGGCCTGCGCCTGCATGTCATCCCAGGCGTTCGACACCGCGGTGCGGGTCGCCATCTCCACGTAGCTGGCGAGGTCCCAGTTCCGTCCGGCGCGGTCGGTGAACCCGGTGATGCCGTGCTGCGCGAGGTCGTCGAGGACGTCCTGCGCCGCGCGGATCCGCCGCGCTGACAGCGTCGACCCGGGCCAGCCGCCGTGACGGCCGAACGCCTGCCCGACAGCCTCACGGTACGGGTTCGACGGCGGCGGAAGCGCGAGCCGTCCGGGCGCAGCCGCCAGCGCCGGAGGCCCTGCTTCCGCCGCCTGCTTGACGGCCCCGGTCACCGCGGCGAGGCTGTCCTGCGCCGCCTGCTCCGCATTGCCGGTCGCCTGGTCGAGAGCGACGGCGAGCGGCCGGGCCCACTGCGAGACATCAGGGGCCGCCGGCTGCCGGAGCAGTGCAGCCGGCGACGCAGTCGCGGCTGGCTCGCGGGCGGCTGCGGACGCGCCCTGCATCGCGTCCTCGAGCACCTTGCGGGCCTCCGGCGCGGCGTCGTCCAGGACCCGGCCGGCGGTGTACTGCAGCTGCCGCCGCGCGGACACGGCAGTGACCGTGCCGCTGGCGGTCTTGCGTGCCAGCGCGGCGATAGCGGCGATGATGACCAGTTCGGCCTGCTCGTAGATCGCGAGCATCGCCGCAGCGGCAGCCAGGGCATGATCCTCGCGCCGGTCACCGGGCGACTGCTGCGGCAGCGGCGTCGTCACCAGCCGCCTCCTGGTCTAGCTGTCCGGGTTGCCGTAGCAGCAGGTGCAATCCCTGCGGGTGCAGTGGGCGCACCTGCCACGGCGGCACGCGCCGCACTCGAACTCGGCTGCTGCGGGCGGCTTCGCCGGCAGCAGGACGGGGAGGTCTTCGTTCACGTCCGGTTCCTGGTTGCCTGCGAATACGGTCCCGGCGCGCTGACCGCGACCCCGGTGTCCGGCTCGTCCGACACCTGCCGGTCCGCCGGCGCGTCCGGGTTCCCGCCGACCGTCTCCGGGTACCCGCCGGGCGGCTTCGTCACCGACGCGTCCGGCTGGTCCCGGTGCCGCTGCAGGTCCGCCGACAGGTCACGCGGGCCGCGGCCGGGCGCGAGCGACGGCACGTGCTTGCCGTCCGGGTTCGGCAGCGCCTCGTCCGGGCCGCGCGTCAGCATGTCAGGCCTCGTCGCCGCCGGAGCCGTACGGGCTCGAACCGGACGACCCCTGCTGGCTCGCGCCCGGCGCCGTCGTGCAGCCCGGACCGCCCACTGTCGACTCTGACGTGCCCCGGTGGACGTGCGCGCCCACCCTGCTCGCGAAATCCGCCGGCTTCTCGTCGCCTGTCGTGTTCACGACCGCCCGGCCGCTGTCACCGATCGCCATGGCTACTTTCCCTTCGCCGATCCCTTGCCGCGGCCCTTCGCCGCGGTCTGCCGACCTGCCTTGAGCATCCCCTGCGCAAAGTTGGCCTGCTGCTTCGCCTTCGGGCCGAACTTCCCGGCTTGCGCTGCCGCCATCTTGCCCGCGGGGATCGTCTGCCCCTGCGGCACGCCGAGCGACTGGTGAAGGCCGCCCTTCTTAAAACTGACCGGAGCCTTCCCCGGCGACTTGATCTTCTGCGTCTTCGCTGCCTTCTTCGCGGCCACGGGCTGCCTCCTAGTCGTTGATGTCGCCGGTCTCCGGGAGCTGCGCCTGGCTCGGCGCCTTCGACGCCTCGGCGAGTTCCTGCACTTCCTGCGAGATCGTCTCGTCCGACTGCGCCGGCGGGGCGATGGTGATCCGCGCCCGGGACGCCAGCGACAGGCCGGTCTCGGCGTAGATCATGCGGACTTCCTGATCCACTTCTTCCTTGGACCAGTCCGGGTGCACGATCCGCACCAGCGTCTCCTTCGACGCGGCGTCGGCCTGGGCGAGCGCGGTCGCGGTCTGCGCGAGCTCCAGCGGATCCGCGTCGACCACCGCGGGGAACTCCGCCTCGGGACGCTCCGGCGTCACCGACCGGTCGCCGAACACCGACGCCTTCACCGCCAGGTAGCCGTACAGGATGTCCCGCAGGGCGGGGCGCCAGTACAGCACCTTCTTGTCGCGGGTCTTCAGGGTCTTCTTCTCGCGGAACCGGATCTCCGTCGCGGTCATCGCCGAACCCTGGCTGTCGTACTCGCCGAACGTCTGCCCGGAGTAGCCGGCGCCCTGCACGATCCGGTTGATCAGCTCCCCGGCTGTCGCCTGGTGCTCGGCGACGCGGATCTGGAACTGGTTCGCCATGATGTCGTTCGTGCCGCCGGCACCGGAACCGGTGAGCATCGACACCGGCGAGTACACCTCGCGGTCCGGGTCGAAGACCGCACCCTTGCCGCGGCCGATGTTGTCGAGGTACTGCTGCGGCACGATCAGGCGCGCCTTCGCGAGCTGCAGATCGCGCATCCACGACGAGTAGGTTTCATCGAGGGAATCCATCAGGCCCTCGGAACCCGAGTAGTCGCTGCGGCCGAGCGGCGCCACCGACGGGCCAAGGTCACGCCAGATCCGGTTCGGCAGCATGTTCGGCACCCAGACCACCGTGGACGCGTCCTGCGGCATGTCGGGGAACGTGATCGCATTGCCTTCGGACAGGTACTGCGCGAAGCTCGCGGTCTCCGGGAAGTCGGTCAGCGGGTAGATGCGGCCGAGATCCGTCTGGTCGCCGACGTACACGGCGTGGAAGATGGCGTTCTGACCGGGGGCGTGCATCTCCAGGTGCCGGACCACCTCGGCGCCGTCGTCGGAGATGATCCGCCAGAATGTGACCGCCATCAGCTTGTCGTAGGAGAACAGCGGCACGGCAGCGTCAGCCGGGACGACGTCCAGCATCGGCTCGTCCGACACGTCCGTGTCCCACACGACCCGGATGTACGCGCCGCCCATCGCGCTCGCCGTCTCGGCCGCGTTCAGCAGCTTCGCGTGCGTGCCGTCGTCCATCAGGTCATCAAGCGCCTGCTGGTTGCCAGGCGCGTGCGCGGTGACGACAGGAGGCTTGCCGAACAGCAGGTCCGCGGACGTGGCCGCGATGTCGCCGCCGATCGGGACGTGGAGTTTCTTCCGCTTCTCGCCTGGCGGGATGGGCTGGCCCCAGAACGTGCGCGAGACCGAGCCGAGGAGCCCGCCGCGGAACTGGCCCGGGCGCGGGATCGGCAGACCAGGTTCGCCGGTGGTCGCGAAGAAAGCGCGTCCGACCGGAGAGTTCGCACCGAGGTTGTAGTACGTCCACTGCAGCTTGTCCGGGTCGCCGGTCCACCAGGCGTCCCACTGACGCCAGGTGTAGGTCACCGGGTTGAACTCCGGCGGGGGCCACGGCCTCGAGGTCGTCGGCATGAGCATCCTCATGCGGTCGTCCGCGACGGGCATGCTCAAGCGGCCACCTCCAGCCTGAGTCCGTTCGCTTCGGCCCAGGCCTTGCGATGACGATTCGAACAGAACATGTACCGCCAGGTCCCCTCTTCGCTCGCTATCGCGTGCTCGTGGCGGTACAGTCCCGGCCGCTGGCAGTCGCCGTAGGCGCACGGCAGCGCAGGCAGTCCCCTGCGGCGGCACAGCCATGCGTGGACGGAGCGGAAGACCGCGGTCCGCAACTCGCGCTGCCGCGGACCGCGGGGCTGCGGGGTGACGGCTACGTTCGGCCGGTCGTGGCCGGTGCCGCAGCCGGGGCAGATCTCGAGCACCGCGATCGAGGGCGCGGCTAGGTCGCCGGCGTGGAGCGGGACGCGGAGCCGGATCGG